GTACAGAGAGATAAAAGAATATTACGACAGCAGACTTCTGAATGCCTTCGGTGCAATATGCGTAGGTGATGAGGTGCTGCACAATGTTTTACCAGAGATGGATCAGGTAGAGTGGCCAGTGCCAGTGATATTCCGTAATGGATATTCAAAGGCGGCTCCTCAGATAAAGGCAATGTGTACGCTCAGTATAGGCACAGGCAAGCCAGAGTGGGGAGCTGAACCAGGGAAGAAGTATTATATATTACACATCAAAGAGATAGATAAGGAGTAACGAATGAGAGAGACGAAAGATATAGAAATGAATAGCCTGGCCGTAGAGTGTGAGGACTGTATGAGTACACATAAGGTATCAGTATACATAGACTTTACCGAACCAGTTACTCACAGAGAAGCCGAACAGTATGTTACAGAGCTTATATGTCGTGGACAGAGAGAGCTTGAAAAAGAGAGTAGCAGACTTGCAGTGAGCTATATGGAAAAGAAATGTGCTGCAAAATAGAGCTACAAGATAAAAATATATCAAGGGAGGAGATAGATAATGCCAAACGTAAGGCCAATCAACAAGAGGTATGGAATATCCAAGCACGCCTTTGCTACGGCATACTCATAC